TGTCGCTCTTGGAGGGTTCCTTGGCGTTATGACTGCCGCATCTGCGGCAATAAAAATTGGCAGCGCAGCTATGGGCCTGTTCTCTGCATCCCTCGGAGTGACGGCTCCTGTTCTTGCGGGCGTTGTCATTGCAGGAACGGCTCTCGCTGCCGTAATCGGTGGAATTTCCGGCGCAGCAGACGATGGTGTCCCGCATGTGCGAGAACTGACCAGCGCAGCCCGCGATATGGGCAGTAGCATGGACGAGGTCAGCGACACCTACCATTCCACGCTGTCCAACATGGAAGCCACTGCCAGTGTCGCGGACCAGTACATCAGCAAGTTGGAGGCCATCGAAGCTGCCACCAACGACAATACTGCCGGGAACGCTGAGTATCACGATACCCTTGCCCGTCTGTCTGCACTGGTGCCCAGTCTGGCTGATGATATTGACCTTGAAACGGATTCCATCAAGGGAGGCACAGAAGCTCTGCGCCAGCACGCGAATGCTTATGCGGACGATGTAAAAGCGCAGGCTCGGCAAGAGTACCTGAACGGAATCTACGAGCAGTACAACGATGTGCTGGTCGAAAGTGCGGCGAATGAAGCGAAGCTGGCTGCTGCACAGGCAAGGGTCGAAAAATCTAATGCCGGCATGGACGCAACCTATAGCAAGTTGCTTTCCACGCTCGGCATGACGGACGAACAATTCAAGTCCACTTATGGCACAGTCCAGGATATTCCTTGGCGTTCCATGGGCGAGGATGTGCAGCAGCTGCGCACCGAGTACATGGGCTACTCGGAAGACCTCGCCACTGCCCAGCATGAAGTCGAAAACTACACCGAGGCCGTGGAGAAGGATCAGGAAGCCATCGATGCAGCTGAGGCCGAGTATCAGGAAGCCAAGGATGCAGTCGATTCCCTGAACGCAGCGCAGCAGGATGCCGCCAACAGCGCAAACGATGTGGCTGCACAGGAGCAGGCCGTCACCGATGTTATCAACAGTGCCGAGGCGGAGATTCAGGAACTCGTTTCGGCATACACGGACGCTTACAATGCGGCCTATGACAGCATCAGTAAGCAGTACGACCTGTGGGATACCGCTGAGAAGGTCGTCGCCACCTCTGCATCCAGCATAAACTCCGCGCTGGAAAGCCAGATCACCTACTGGGACAACTACAACCAGAACCTAGAAAACCTGACCGAGCGCGCTGCTGACATTGACGGTTTGAGCGACGTTATCGCCAGCTTCGCCGATGGCAGCAAGGATTCCGTGAACGCTATCGCCGGCATGGCTGCTGCATCAGATTCCGACCTCGCAAAGATGGTCGAGAATTACCGCTCCTTGCAGGAGGCGCAGAAAACCACCAGCGAGAGCATGGCCGACCTTGAAACCGGCATGAGCAATGCCATGGACGAGATCGCGCAGAACGTAGCCGACAGTGTGGCCGACATGGACTTGAACAACGAGGCCATGAAGAGCGCACAGTCCACCGTTCAGGGCTTTATCGATGGCGCAGAGGGCATGATGCCTCGTGTCAAGGAGGCATACGAAAAGGTGGCGAACGCTGCCTCTGATGCGCTGGCCGGGGCGAATAAGCGTTACAACATCGACCAGAAGAACGGAAACATCCCCGGCTATGCAGTCGGCACGGAATCCGCTGCGCCGGGCTTTGCCATCGTTGGCGAGAACGGCCCAGAGCTGGTCTACTTCAACGGCGGCGAAACCGTGCTGACCGCGCCGGAAACCCGCGCAGCGTTCAACGAGGCGCGGCAGCTGGAACAGATCACCAGCACAAATGCGATTGACCTGTCTGCCGTCCGGAATGCCATCCGTGAGGAGCAGGAAGCCCAGACTCTGCGTGAAGAGTACAACCGATATGTAGAAACTGTCAATGGCGGCAACTCGGTCTACTTCAACGGCGGCGAAACCCGCTCCGTTACGGAAGTGCAGCTGCCCGGCGGCTTTGCATCTGGTGGCTCCAACACCAGCAGCGCGGCTCCTATCACCGTTGCACCTGTTTACCACATCTACGGTGTGCGAGATACGGATGAACTGCGAAGCGTCCTGAACGCCCAGAATGACGACCTCCGGGAAGCTGTGCTGGAAATCGTGAGCGACAACGACACCGATAATTTCAGGAGGGGTTACGCATGAGCAAAACCTACACCACCGTGCAGGGCGACCGCTGGGACAGCGTGGCATACACGCAGCTCGGCGGCTGCGCCCTTGCGCCCCGCCTGATGGCTGCGAACTCGCAGTATCTGAACTATTTTGAGTTTCCTGCCGGAATCGTTTTGACGCTCCCGGAAATCGAAACCAAGACCAGTTCGACCCTGCCGCCGTGGAAGAAGGTGGTCACATGAGCGATGAAAATACTTCCCGCCATGCCGAGTGTACGGTGGAGTTTGACGGTGTGGATATTACCAGCAGCATTGCTCCTTACCTGCTCTCCCTGTCCTTTACGGACAACGAGGAAGACGCCAGCGATGACCTGCAAATCAAACTCCAAGACCGTGAGGGTGTCTGGATGACCGACTGGCTCCAGAAGATGATAGACGGCGATGTATCGGCTGCATCTTCCGATGGCTACAAGGTCGGCGATGTGGTGCAGTTCCTTGGCGGTCCGCACTATAAGGCATCCACTGATAAAAAGGCAAATGGCAACCCAAAGGCTGGACCTGCCAAGATCACCATCATCAAGCAGGGCGCGCTTCATCCGTACCACGTCATCCACACCGATGGCACATCTCGCGTCTACGGCTGGGTGGATGCCAGCGAGATCTCCGGCAAGTCTGGCAGCGGCTCTTCCGGCTCCTCCTCCGGCAGCGGAGAAGAAAGCTTGAAAATCCGGGCTACCATCACCGCCTGCAACTGGCACAGTGATGGCAAAGATGAAGCACTGGACTGCGGAACCTTTGAACTGGACAGCGTGGTTGCGTCTGGACCGCCCGGCATTATCACCATCAAGGCCATTGGGCTGCCCTACACGAGCCAGATCCGGCAGACCAAGCAGAGCAAAGGCTGGGAAAAGTACAAGCTGTCCGGCATTGCCAATGAAATGGCATCCAAGAACGGCATGGCGGCTCAGTTTCTTGCAAAGAAAGACCCTGAGTACAAGCGTGTGGAGCAGTACCGCTGCTCCGACATCGACTTTTTGCAGCAGCTTTGCCACGATGCAGGGCTGTCGCTGAAATGCACTGATGGCAAAATCGTCATCTTTGACCAGCAGGAGTACGAGGGCAAGGACGCTGTGTGGACTACCACGCTGGGCGACAAAAGCTATATCAAGTATAGTCATTCACTCGGTCAGGCTGGAACACAGTATGCGTCCTGCCGGGTATCTTACGTTGGGCCTGATGGCAAGGCCATCGAGGGCATTGCCTACGTTAAGGACTACGATGCCAAGAGCAAGACCAATCAGCAGCTGGAAGTCTACGCCCCTGTCACGAGCAAGGCAGAGGCAAAAGAACTGGCTGCAAAGAAACTCCGGCTCTACAACAAATTTGAACGCCAAATGAGCTTCACCTTTCCGGGCGACCCCGGCAAGGTGGCTGGCCTGACGTTCAATGCGGAGGGCTTCGGTCCGTGGTCCGGGAAGTACATCGTGAAGCAGTCTAAGCACACAGTATCTGGCTCTGGTGGGTACACCACGCAAGTCATTGGCCGCCATACGCTGGGAGGTTACTGATGAACATGAACGTCGATGTTCGCATCGGGAAAGTCACCGATGTGAACAAGAAAAAACGCCTTGTGCGCGTGAAGTTCGAGGACACCGGGATTACATCTGGCTGGCTGCCTGTGATGCAGCACTACAAGGCTATCGTATACACCGAGGAGGCGGGGCTGCATGATCACCAGTTTACGCACCCGTCTCCGTATCAACTGAAAATCCTCAACACCCAGAACGGCACCCGCCAGATTTGGGACGAAGAGGAAAAGGTCACAGGAGCGGACAACTCGACCAACCACCAGCACAAATCCCATGTGGTGTGGTGGGTGCCCGCCATTGATGACATCGTGATCTGTCTGTACCTGCCGTGCTTCAACGCTGACGGCTTCGTGTTGGGAGGGATTTATCCGTGATTGTTGGATGCCTCGGAGGCATTATCTTTGCCGTGTTCGATGGTTACGTCAAAACCATCAAGGACATGGTGCAGAGCGTGTCTGCCAGATACACCACCCATCAGCGTGCCGGAGGCAAGGCTCTGGCCGAGTTTACGGGCACGGATGCCGACACCATCACGTTCGATATTGAACTTTCGGCGTACCTTGGCGTGGCTCCAAGCAAGCAGCGCGAGATCCTGAAGGGGTATGTCGATAATCACACGACGCTGCCGTTTGTCCTCGGCAATGAAGTCTTTGGCAGCTATCGGTGGGTCATCAAATCCGTGAAATTCAAAACCAAGTGCACAGACGCTTTCGGCGTTCCGACATGGATTACTGCGAGCGTCACTTTACTGGAATATCCGAGAGAGTGAGGCGATTTTATGAGCAATTATCTGGTGTCGGCAAATGACCTGACCGCCATTTCCCTCGGCGAGCAGGATACCGTGGCCAGCGTTCTGCAGAACATCGCCGTCATCCTATCCACGCCGAAAGGCACCGTGCCGGGCTACCGGGAGTTTGGCATCGACATTTTGGATATTCTTGACCGCCCGGAAAACGTGGCGCAGCCTATGCTCTGCGCCGCCATCAAGGAAGCCATCGAACGGTTTGAACCGAGAGCCACTTATATGGGGACTACGTTCAAATCCTCCAAGGACAACCCCGGAACGATGCTTCCCGTTGTGGAGGTGAGCATCAATGCGTAGTACCGCAGACCACCAGTTCATCAGCACCGACGTTGACGAGCTGGATGCGCTGCTCTGTGCGGGGTATGAGCAGCTTTTTGGCACACCCGTGCGCCCCGGCAGCCCGGCACGGCTGTTTATCTCGTGGAGTGGGGACGCCGCA